CTTTATCATAGAATTGGCTGGCCAAGAAACATGTCATATTGTTGAAGATAACTGGTAGATCATTTAGAGTCTCATCACCAATTATTCTAGCTATTTCCTTGGCAATTGCACCTGTGTTTTCGACCTGCATAGATTGATTATGTCCCTCTATATCAGCCATGTAACTAAAATTTTCTGGTCTAGATAACAACTGAGAGAAGTCATGGAGGTCTTTATCTCGCTCTGAAGATGTTGTTGTCATAAGATTTCCTGGGAAGTATTTTAGTATCTTCTTCACTTTCTCTGTCCATATTGACAATCCAACTTTCGTGTTTAGAGAAGCAATTCCAAAAAGTCTTAGCTGCTCTTTTTGCTCCCTCTCTTTGCCGCAAAGTTTGACCGACCAATTGCCCTCAATTTTCCTATCAGCAACTTTCGATATTTTATATGATGCTTCTTTTCCCCCTTCTAATCTCTCTTTGAATTCACATTTATCCATTTCACCAGCATCAGTTATTGTTAAATATATCTCATTTTTACTATTGCCTATACCGATTTGATCAGAAGAGATGAATGCTGCTTTATCCTTTGCATAAAATAATTTATCTGTCTTCACGATTGCATCAATGCATTTGCCTATCTCGATATCTGAGAAAAAATCCAAATTTAAACTTGAAATTCTCCCATAATTTCCACCACTCGTTAGTTCAATCAATTTAGCAATTTTATTCTCGTTTCCACTGATCGGGGGCAATTTTCCATGCTTTTCTGTGAAGCCTGTGATGAATATCCTGCGGAAAGCATACAATAACTTTTGAATTTCTTCTTCATCAACAGATCGCTTTGTGCAAGTTCTTTTAGCAAATTTCTCAACGCCTCCAAGTTCATCTGCTTGTGCGTAAAAATAATATTTATGGATAGATGATAACTCCAATGCATTTATCCCTGAATAACTTGATAGGAGCTTTAGTATCTTTTTAGTCTCGTCAAAATTTACTATTTCACTGGTGCTCCCGGAATAGATGGCTGCTAACTCGAACAATCTATCCTTGTCTGTAGCGATATTGGTCATCGATTTATCGAAATCAGAAATGGCTGTCAATATTGGATACCAGATAGTTGATTGTTCATCATCAATATCAGATCGCATAATGAGTAAAGTCTCTAATTGCCTTGATATCGAGCATTTCATCTTATGATCATAGATACCTTCATCGAGAGAATACAAGAAATCGAGCATCGGCCAATATGATCTATATTCTGTCATGTTTCTGATCATCTGCATATTAAAGCTGGCTTCCATAAAAGTTGATAAATAATCGAAGTAAGTAGATGACTGAATATCAACAATTGATTTTGATGTATCCACGATGATATTGAAGTAGTCATTAGCGACAATCATGAAGAAACCATTGTTGAGTGGAACTCTTATGACTAAATGGGCATTGGAAATGTAATGCATGTCAAACTCATCCTTCAATACTGGAAAGTGTTCATATTTATCAAAAGATTCGATGACATCTCCCGCCATGTGATTTCTCAATTTATTCAAAAAGATAGGTGATCCAGAAACTTTTGCTCTATCACAGAAGGAATCATTAGTGATCCAATCCTTTCTGGAAGCCTGTTTTAATTCCAATTTAGTAAGATAATCAGATATTTTTGAAAATTCCTTGGAGAAAGCCCTATTTTGTGAAATGTAATCAGCTTCCTTGATTGACACAAAAACCTTTGAATACTCTTCCATTGAGAAATCCTTGATGAATCCTAAATTTTCAGAGATGAATTTTCTCATTTGCTCGGCAGCATCAGCATAACGAGGATTCAGATCAGTCGACCAAGTTTCATTTTTAATCAAGATAAATTTCTTCATTTCACTTGGCATGGGAATCAAAGGCGAAGATAATCTACTCGGTAAGCGCGGTCTATTAAAACCTCGGAATACGCCCTTACGACTATCATAATCATTCACCTCCTCAATCACTTCACAATTGGGTAATTCGTATTTGAAATCAGATACCTCTTCTTCATATGAATTCACTGCTTCCCTTAAAACCTTCAAATCATGTTCATTTTCATCGCTAATTTTTTCAAAAAA